TTCAGGAACTGTACCGCCTGTAGGTTGCCCTTAGTCTCCGCCTGCACGACCAGACGATTGATGGTAGCCTTGTCAGTCTTAAAGCCATTGATTGAAGCATCTCGTGGACCTTCAGGTATCAGCTTAAGCCCGGCAACCTTACCATTCTCCATAAGGGTGAATCCTTGCCCACCACAGCTAGTGCATTTGGTTAGGTTCTTCCAAGGCGTACCATCTTTCTTGTACTTCTGTACCTTTCCCTTACCTGCACAGGTATCGCAGTGATAGGCCACAGTACGCATGATACGGCGCGTGTTCTTACGCACAGCATTAGCGAACTGCGATTGGCTCATACGAGGAGTGGGGAGAGGCTTGCCATTAGGAGCAGTACCGATATTAAACACATTTTTATGTACCTCTTTGTCTACGATTTGACGCGAGTAGATGACCTTAGACATGTCCGCGCCGCTGTTCATGTTGATAGGAGTATCGCCCATAGTGTCCGCTATGATTTCGTCTAGAACACGCTCCAGCTCTACCTTCTCAGCTAAGAACTGCTTCTCTACGTCCGCTAGGATGTCCAGATCGATGTTGATGCCGTTCTTCTCAATCTCACAGAGGAACATCATCATCTCGTTCATTAGCTCAAATACAGGCTTAAGACCTTTGTTGCTGGGCTTCTCTAGATCAGCTAGCTGGTCCAAGTAGATCTCAGCACAGGATAGAACGTCAGCGTCAGCATACTCAATGACCACATCTAGTGGCATCTCATCAAAGCCTAGCTTCTGCACCTTGAACATATCGTCCACTAGGTCAGACTTCTTCAGGGATACACCTCTACGCTCTGCTGTAGCGCCTAGGCCCTTGCTTACCTGTTGGGCTCTAGCAAAGATGTATTCCCCGATCATGGTGCAGTACATATCCTTTGGGATAGGTAGCCCTGCCTCCATCAGATACAGCAAGTCGAACTTAGCGTTATGTGCAATGCCACGATCAGCACTAGCAAGGTCAGCAATGAACTCGTCAGGGCTATCAGGGACTTCCTTCTCTTTATGGTAGAAGACTGCGTTCTTAGCCTCACCAATTACTCCATCCTCAATGATGCGCCAGTGAGCCGATACCATCTTGTTATTCGGATCAAAGGGGCTGTTATCAATGTTACCGTCTCTACGTTGAACGGTAGTCTCTAAGTCGAATACGATCTCTCTCATACTAACCCCTCTTTGTCAGCTACCCAACTGTGTAGCGTACCCATCTTCTCTGCTGTCATACGGCCCCAGAATGTCTCTATAGGGCGTAGAGCATCAGCAGGCATAGTCAGACGCTCCCCATAACCGAAGTTAGTAGTCCCATGTCTCTGCTTGAACTCTCTGCGACTAATCCAACCATGGATCTTGAAGCAGTCCTCACCATCTATCGTCTCATCAGTAACAAGGATAGCAAACTCAGCTCTAAACTTAGCCATGCTATCAAAGATAAGCACAGGGTCTTTGTTCATGTTGGTGAACTTCACATCAATAGAGTGATCGTTCATCCATAGGTCTACGCCACCGTCTGACAGTACGTTGATCTCAGGTAGCTCTAGGTTAAGCACACGAGCCACAGCGAACTCTGCCTTGTAGCCTACTATGTTAGCCTCTGTACGGCTTTGCTTCTCGTTCTCTAGGCGAGGTGAGAATCCCTGCATCTCACACAGAGCTACAGTGTCAGCGCCCATCATGGCGGCTGTATGAGAATCTTGACGCGATAAGAATACGTACATAACTATTACTCCACGTAGCGGCTGATAGAAGGCTGGATCTGACAGATGACAGTACCGTGCCACCCAGACAGTTTGTTCTTAGATACAGTGAGGTAGCGAGTGTAGTCTGGCTCTGTATCGTCTACATCAGTAGCTTCATGCTTACCAATGCCGATGATCAAGTCAGTCTCTGCCGCCTTACCAATCTTAGAGCCTTCCATCTCGAATGGAGATAGTCGTGTCTTGCCTTTAGCATCTGCGCTAGCCTGTGATACACCGATCAAAGCTACCTGCTGGCGCTTAGCTACCTCACGTAGGCTACGGTATAGTTCACGGATACGCTCATGTCCTGCATTGAATGCGCCGTTAATGTGTACCTTATCCGCTTGGTCAATGACCACTACGTCAGGTTTCATAGTCTCAATGTACGCTTCGATCTTAGCTAGATCCCAATCTTGGGTATCCTTCATCTCAATGCGATCTTCAATAGCCTTAAAGCGCATACGTGCTGATCGTGGATCTTCAGCAATCTGTTCACGAGTCATACCAGCCCAAGCCATGTAAGCACGTAGCATAGTACGGCGAGACTCTTCCTCGTTGGCTATGTACAGGACCTTAGCACCTTGCTCACAGAATCCACCGGGACCAGTACAGATAGAGATCATGAATGCAGACTTACCTGTTTCAGGTGTAGCGAACACTACACCAAACTCAGCAGGGCCAATACCGTAGACATGGCGGCTAAGTGTCTCAATGTTGAACTTCCAGCGAGAGTCATCAGACGTAGTACGCAGTAGCTCCTCAATGTCCTTAGTCGTAGTATCGCCAAAGTCATTAGGTAGCAGACCTTCACGAGTACCGTGTAGGAGCGCCTCTAAGCGTACCAGAGCGTCTTCTACGCCCTCAGTGATCTCTATGCCTAGGTTAGCGATCTTGTGGCCTACATGGCGCTTCCACATCTCTGTGAGAACGTCTTGAGCTAGCTCCTCCTGTACGGCATCTGTGCCGAAGGTAGCCGCTAGAGCATCATCGAAGTTAGCTTTCTCTGCACGAGTAGCGACAGGATGGTTCTTGTAGTAGATACCTTGGATATCCGCCTTAGTTAGATCCTTGTCGTACTTGGTGTGGCCTTCCACTATGCAATCAAAGACATCACGCAGTTCGTCTTCAAACAGATTACGGGACAGGTTAGCCTGAACCTTCTGATAGAAATCGACTGCGGTTATAGCCTTCAGTATTTGTTTATCCATTTTGTTACCCCTTTGTGTGTTAACGGAAGCGATCTTAACACTGTCTAAATTAAAAAATAAAGCCCCTAAAGACAGAAAAACCTGCATCATTTCTGACACAGGTTCTTAAGTTACTGATTTATAATCAGTTTATTGTTTCAATTTCATTTAGTATCTGTCTAGGCTCCATGTACTTGAAGTCTTCAGATAGCAGACGTACGGTTGTAGGCACTACAGCGTTAAGCTTACGAGCCATGGCTACAGCCTTAGCACTAGCATCCTTGTCTAAGCATACGATCAGCTTCTTGTAACGCTTAAGGGCATGCTTCTGCTCAGTAGATACGTTAGTACCTAGCAGAGCTACGCCTGTGTATATCCCAGTTGTATATACAGCACATGCACTAGCGGCATCCTCTACGATTACGGCAGTATCTTCATCGCCAACTGACAATATTCCTGCCGTATCACCATAGCTTAGCCATTTAGGTTTAATGTCTTTGCGTAACGTACGCCCTACAGCGCCTATGTTACCGTTCATCCAGAACAGTACCCTATCCTTTTGAGGATCATAGGTTACTTTGATAGCTCTATCCATGTACGCCTGTAGTGCATGGTTACCTTGTAGGTACTGTAGAACTCTATCGTGTTCTTTAGGATCAGATGAGATCTCAGGTAAAGGTTGAGTCCACTTACGTACCTGTTGCTTATGCTCAGGGTTAGCTAGCTTAGCCTTAATACCCTCAATGCTTCTACCTACACGCTTACCGCCTTTAGCATTACATGATGCTTTGTAGCAGTTCCAGACTACCTTGCCATCTAAGCGGCTTACAGTAAGCGTCTTCTTACCTCCACAGAATAGACAATCTATACGTTTAGATTCTGTCTCTCTTAAGCGAAGGTTACTTAACGTCTCCCATTGTTCTGTTCTTAACATACCTATCCCCTTTAGGTTATTTGTATAGCTCGGCCCCCCGAAGGCGGCCTCGCATTTATATCATGTATTTTTAGAGTTGTCTACACTTCGAGTCGGATTACCTATCAAAGGTCTATGACAACTCGTGCAATACACGACATTACTATCTACTACACCACGAGTACCACTGCCGCACATATCGCACTGGATGTACTTTTTGTAGTATTCATTCCTCTTTGATTCTTCTAACAGCATTCTTTGCCTCCTTAACTGATCCGAGGGTCCCATATCCCATGATAGACATTTCCGCTATCATCCATTCTAAGGCCTGTAGAGCCTCTTTAAGCTTCTCTTCATTGCTCATCGTCATCTACCTCCACTGCTTTAACAGTTATCTCACCTCTAGCTACCTGTTCGCAGGCATCGAAGTAGCCCTCATCATACCCTTTGTTATAGCCCTTGATCCATGTGTGCCACAGGCCTACTGCAAAACCTATGAGCAGGAACACGAGGTGTAGCTCTGCCGTACTCATCACTCAAACCCTTTAGGGAACTTCTTGTGCTTAGCCTTGATGTAGTCGCCTACTAGACCAGAGCGTACAATGTCATCCTCTGTGAAGTAGTTGAGATCGAAGCGGCTAGGCATCTGTTCAACTACCTGTAGGAACTTCTCTATGTTCTTCTCAGACGCTTTAGTGAAGTCCCGCTGTAGGATATCACCACAGATAACAATCTTACTGTTGTAGCCTATACG